CAACAAGCAACAATAGAGTTCCCTATCCAAGTACCACCCCCCTAAACTCTGAAGATTGCCGGCAGGTGCAGGCAAAATTTAGAGATTTCGTTGAGGTCGTACGGATGCGCAAGCAGCTGGAACGCGAACCCAACTCCCCTGCGAAGGAAGAGTTGATAAAGGATATAGACGCCATCTTGAACCGGAAATTGGATTTTGTCCAAATCTCCGAGCTCAATGCTGTAGCCGATCTCCTTAAGCGTGCACAAATGGACCTCCATAATCTACAAGAGTGGATCATGAATAGTACATCTGCCAGTTTTCGCATGCGGTATCCGTCTTACAAAACGATTATGACTCCCGTAGAGATACGTGAGTACACAATTGAGAGTAAGGTGGATATGGATGACGGGACAATATTGAAGTAAGTTGTCTCCCTCGTTCCTAACAGAGGTATCGCCTACCTCTTGTACATTACAACACATCACGAAAGTGAGTATTGTTATGACCATTAAGGTCAATGTAAAAGAGGATGCTTGGCGAAGACTTCGTGTTATCGGTGTCCCTGGATATATCATTCGGCCTATGCTTGATGATATATTTCTGTGGGTCGAAAATAGTGGTATTGAATGGACTGTTAAACGCCTAAAAGGTGTTAAACAGGCATTCATATCGCATGAAGCCGGCCTTCCTTATACTATACCTTGGTTTCGAAAGAATTCAAGGGGCAAGTATTATGGTTGGGTTGGTTCATTGTTCCGGTGGATTAGTGGCCCAAATTCTCGGAAGAACCTGAAAAGGTTCAATCGGGTTATACAAGCTACTAATATTTATACCCTCTGGCGCTCCCCGGTTGTGACTATGTCACAACTTGAGAAGTTCCTTAAAGGTGTAAATTGTGTTGATCCTATCAAACTCCCTGAATCGTTTTACGACGATTTCAATAGGTTTGTAAGGTCAAACTTCTACCATGAACAAATACTTAGAGGTAATAATTCGATTTGGGAATACCGTGGCTCTTCTACCAAGAAGGCCCCGAGACCCCATTCGTTAGGCTCCGTTCCTCAAGATTCCAATCTCCTCGATGAGAGGGATTGGTTTCGAAATGATGAAGCCTACCGCCTAGGCTGGGAATACAATGAGCTTTACGCTCCTGTATTCTTCGGTTTAGGTGGAGTTACTTATCCTCGTAAGTTGAAAGAAATTGATCCCTTCCCTTATGGGGGAGAGGTCCATTTCCTTCAAGAACCAGGCATGAAGTTGCGAGCAATCGCTTCTCCATACCGTCTTCATCAGTTAGCAATGAAGCCGCTGGGCGAGGCGATTTATCGCATCGTTCAACGACAGCATTACGACTGTACTTTCGATCAGTCCAAGGCTATACCTAAAATACAAGCTGCCCTTGAAGAGGGCAAGGTTGTACACTCCATTGATCTCACTGGTGCAACCGACTATTTCCCCTTGGAAATTCAGTTGATTGTACTCCGTGCGATCTTTGGTGACAGCAAAGACATCGACCTATTTGAAGAAATCTCCCGCATGAGATGGAAATCTCAGGCTGGTGATATCCAATGGAAGAGGGGTCAACCCTTGGGTCTTTACCCAAGTTTTGGTTCTTTTACATTGTCCCATGGTCTGGTTCTCGCATTCTTTGAATGTGAAATCAGGGCATGCACTCTTCAAGAGTGTGAAGGATTCTATGTGGTTGGTGATGATGTTGTCATTTTGGATGACCGTGTTGCAAAGGCATATATGGAGTTTCTCCAATTATGCAGTTGTCCATGGTCTTGTGAAAAATCTATCTCAAGTGCATTCCTCGCGGAATTCACTGGAAAGATTATCACATCCAAATGTGTTATCCCTTCCTATAAATGGAGGAAATCCTCTGATGAGAATTTCCTTGACATTTGTAGGAACTTGGGTTCTAGGTCACGGTCTCTCTTAACAAAGAGGCAAAAGAAGGTATTCGATGCCGTAAAGCATCTTCTACCTCCTGTCGGACTAGGTTTCAATCGGCCAGGTGCGAACCTGACCGATATATTCCTAGAGACAGAGTCTTTTGTCTCAAAGATAAGAGAAACGAGAACGAGGTCACTTGTTGATCTCATTCATCATATTCATAGTCTTCACTATGAGCATGATGGATCTTATGAAATTGATACTGAATGTATCAATTCCATAAGAAAGACCTTCGTCGAGAAGGTCTGTTCCGTATTTCAACAAACTGTATTTGCAGACTTAGCTGGTCTGTGGAATGCAGTTGCTGATCTACCCCAGGCTCTAGGGCTAAACCCCAGATTACCCACTGAAATTGTCACACCTTCACGGTTGACAACTTTGGTTCGGTATGAGGGATACTTGAAAACATAGTCTTCACAGC